AATTATCGTCAAATAAAATTGACTCGCAGTCTTGGATTAAACCTGTTTTATTTGTTGTGTCTGCGAATTGAATTGCGTTTATAACAAGTCCGCAACGCCTTGTTTTTTAATTATATCACTTTTAATGCTAACAAGCAATCAAAACTCCCCATAAGGTTGCGGATTATGTCTTATGGGGAGATTAAATTGTTCGTTAGTGTTATCACTCTTTTTTGTTTTTATCCCGATATGCTTTTTTCCACTCCTCTAGGTAAGAAAAAGTCTTGACTACCACTTCAGAACCCTCAAGCTCGGCAGTTTCAATGTCTTCAAACTCCTCTAATTTAGGTTTTACTTCTTTTTGGATTATCGGCACTACTCGGTCTTTGATTTTCTGAACCTTTAAAGCGATTTTGTTTCTATCCCTCTCTAGTTTTTCTTTTTTAGCCATTAAGTCTTTGTGTTTTGCTTCTAGGTCTTTAGGAATAGCGTCAAGTTTAGTGTTTTTAATCTTTTTGGCTAGGGCTTCAAACTTCTTAATCTGTTTATTGATTTCATTTTTAAGTTTTTCAGCCTGTTCGCCTAGCTCTATCGGCTCTACCTTAGCGGTTATTTCCCTTTCTTCTTCCTCACACTTGGTGATTTCTTTATCTAGTTCTTCAATTTCTTGGCTTATCTTTCTACCGTCTTTAACAATGTTATCTTTTAATCGTAATAACTCTAGGAGTTTTTTATTTGTCAGTTTTAATGTTTGCATAAGCATTTTCCCATAGGTGGGCGTTATTGTTAATGTCGTATTTATTCTCTACATATTCTCTGGCGTTTTTACCCATTTCCCTGCGTAGAGATTTGTTTTCAATCATCGCTTCAATGTGTTCTATCCAATCCTGCTCGGTCTTGGCAATTAGCATATTCTTGGCGTCATCTGGGTCTACCTGATAAGGCGACATTCCGTCTTCAAAGCCTTGAGCAATAACGGGGATTTCTAACATTGAGCTTTCTAAGAATTTAATATTAGATTTACAGCGATTAAAGTAATTATCTTTTCGGGGAATTATCTGAAAGTCTAGTTTTAATTCATTTAAGACATTGTAATACTCATAAGCTGGAGCAAGTGGTTTCCATTCAACATTTAATGACTCTAGTGTCTTGTATTCGTCAAAATATATCTCTCGTTGGAGCTTTGAGGGGTTGGGCATAAGAGAGAAAAATACAATCCTAACTCTTGGGTCGTTCTCATACTTACGGACTATTGGAACTAAAACATCTAAGTCAGAGGTTAAACCAACCGAGCCAGTAATACCTATCCTAACAACATCATCTTCGTTTCTAAGTGGCTCATCAAACATAAAGGGGTCAATCATATTCGGTAACACCACCACATTGTCATTTAACTTGCGATATTCGTTGGCTAAAAACTCGGTTGAACAAGTAACTAAATCAGACTCTTTAATAAAAGTATCCACTACTTCATTGATAGCCTTTAGTCCTCGCTTAACCCTTTCCTCATTCATATACTTATTGAGTTTAACCGTATCGTCTCCCTTATAGGTGTCATCGTTGTCAAAAACTATCTTTTTGCCCATTTCTTTGAGCATTCTAGCGAGTTTAAGTTTATCGGGATGTTCTGGGCGATGAAAAACAACCACATCAGCGTTAAGTGCTGCGGTTTTTTTATCTTCTGGGGTTTTAGCGTGTGGAATAAAAGAGGTTTGGTCGCCATCCCATCCATTAGCCATTAACGGTAAAAGGCAACGGACTATATAGCACCCCTGAAGACCACTACTTACGTAATATACCCTCATCGTTTGCTTTGATTATTATTTTAGTTTTGGGGTCAATGACATTACCGTCAATGTCAATCCTTTCTACTGTTTTTATTGGGTTTGGGTCTTTGACCACGGGTGGTCGTTTTTGTATTTCCATTGGTTTTTCCATAATAAATTAAGTTATTCCCATAAATGTGCCTCCTGCTCCTATTTATGGAACGGGCAGGAAGCACGAACAACTATGAGGCGGAAGAGAGAACTCTTACACCTGCAACATCTCGGTTCTCAATTACACCGTAGAGAATGTCGGCGGTTGTAACCGTAGACAAATACTCTGGGATGTAGTTGGACTGAACACGAATTCCACTTGAACCAACCATAGCACCCTTTGAACCACCTGCTCCAAGAGGAGAAGTAGCCCAGTGGATAGCATCTGGGTGAGCCAAAGCGTTGTTGCGACCAGTAGTTCCTGAAACATAACTAATTTGAGTAGTGATGAAGACAGGAATGCCATATAAGTAGGCAGCTGGTCGTTTTGCTGTTGGGTCATTTACAGGAGAGTTGATAGCAAGTGAAAACTTGTCAATTCCCTGAATTTGAGACCAGAACACATACGGATGAACAAAGAATGCACACTCCTGAGAGTCAACATTATTTGATTCAATCGTAGAGATAGCACTTCGGATGTCAGAGTCAGCTAAAGCTGCTGTTGGCGAACCAACAGAGTTTGAGAAACCAGAGAATAGGGCTGTAATAGCACTATCCAAAGTCTTAGCGATTGCGTAAGCAGCGCCCCTAGCGTATCGTTCCTGAACTGTATAGGAACGCTTAACTTGGGCGGCTTGAGCATCTTCAATCGCAAAGGATACTTCATACCATTGATTAACGGTCAAAGTAACTTTGGTGTCAGTAGGAGCAACTAAAGTAACGGCAGTAGCGTTGCTTTTTGCTGATGCTGACATCTCGGTCATATTAGGTGTATATAACACATCCCCTCCCTCGCTTAGTTCATCACTTCTGTCGGTGAAAAATGGAGCGGCAACCAATTTAGCTCGGAAGAACTCATTGATTTTTTCTCCCCAAATTGTTGGCAGGAAGCTGTCTAACGAAGTGCTGTCGTGTGAAGTTGTCGGAAAAGCCATAATAATAAATGTTATCTAATAAGGCTTCCCCTAATTGTAAAAGAACTAGTTAATGAACTGCTTGAACATCTCTTTGTGTTCGTCTCTTGATAGGTTTGGTGTTCGGAAGTCTTTTTTAGGCTTCGTCTTAACCGCACCCTTTGACGCACCTAGAGATGCATCATCTGCCCTTTGTTTCTTTTCGTAGTCCCCCTTGATAACCGCAAAAACTGGGTCATTCACCGCATCTATCAATGAAACTCCCCTAGCTTGTGCGACCACCTTGAGTTCCTTTAAAAGGTCATCAGGCATACCTTGAGCTTTCAATACCCGTTCATCCACATCAGGAGAAGCAGGTTGAGGTGATTCGGACTTAGAAACCTTTGAGGCTTCCTTTAATGCCCTAAGCTCGTCCTCGGCTTTTTTGGCTCTGGCTGTTAGTTGTTGGCGAGCTGTTCGCTCTCTTTCAACTTCGGCTTGTAGAGCCTCTAATTCAGAAGCATCAGTTGAGTCTTCAGACTCATCTTCTTCTACGACGGCTTCTTCTTCGTCGGATGAGGTTGTGGTCTCATCAACCTTTTCTTCGTTTTCCATTTTTGGTTGGATTACCTATGGAGGAATATGCTTACCCCCAAGCTAATAAATTATTTTAGTCTGCCATTCGCCCTACTTATCGCCCGTCTGGCTTTTCTGCCTACTCTATTTCGAGTCGGACTGGATGTTCTTGTTTTTTTCATACATTCCTTCTAAATTAGCAAACGCTTTTTCAATAACAATTCTCGCTTCGGCTAAATCTTTAATGTCCTCTTTCTTAAAAGCTCGGTCAATTATCATATCTCGCAAGTATTCTACTAGATAATCATACACGGCATCCTTGAGTCTCGCATTCTCGTAAAAAGCCTTTAATGAATTGTTGTTAATGTTTCTCATATTAAAATTACACCAATAACTCAGGCATTGGTCGTTCAGCTGGGGCTGGTGATGGTTGGGTTGTGTCGGTTTCACCAACACCAAGCGAGGCTGGGGTTAATCCAGGTATGCCAGTATTTTCTAAAATTAAACCAAAAACCTTAGATAGTTTGGGGTCTTCAAGGACAGCAAATCTGCGAGTGTTCGGGTCGTAAGAAGCGATAACTGTCTGTAAGACTGATGATAAGGATTGTAAGATTATTGCTTTATTCTTCTGCTCATTAGAGGTCATTATGGTTATCTTGGCTTCTACATCATCAAAGAAACCCTCGGGGATTTCAATAAATCGCTTAGCACCAAAACCTTTAACTTCCGACATTAAGCCCTGAAGCATAGAGTCATAGTCGGCTTGGGTTGGTATTCTTGACCCTTGTGGTCGGTTTATAACCTTATCAATAAAACTCTTGTTCGTGTGTTTAACAAATGCTTTATCAATTATCTTTAACTCATCTTCCGAGAAGTCTGAAACTAAGATGTGCTTCTTGTATAGTCGCTTTTTAAGGTGGGGGATAATCCACTTATAAAATACTTGGTTAAGGAATATGCTTTGTTCTTCAATTCGGTAATCGTATGGGCGTGAAGCCATTTGATTGAGGAATACTGATTGAGAATATGGTGTGCCTGATGGTGGTTGTTCGCCAGTATTAGCGTCATAAGCAGAAGTGGCGTTATCTACTTGGTCTCGCCAACGATTGATTTGGTTTTGGAATTGACCTAAGGCACTTGGTGTCATATTAACAGGGTTTAAATCAGCACCTTCTTCAAGTTGGAATATCTTACCAGTATCTACTTCTAGGATGTTATTACCGACTTTCTTGGAGTTGGTTTTCATTACGACTCGCCCTGCCAAGTCCATAGCGTTGTTTTCGTTGATGACGGAGTGGTTTGTCCAGATCTGAGCTTGTTCGGAGTCTTCAATCACACCTCGCCCTAACGCCCTACCTTCTAGCTTTTCCCACGGTAGATAATCATAAGGACTTTCTTTTTCTTCATCACAGAAGAAGTAAAATTGTTTCTTGCCGACTTCGCCAATGTAATATACTTGATTAGAGTATTCGTTCTCGTCTCCGTCTTGGACTTCTTCATCTTTAGCTTCTTTTAAGTATGAAACAGGAAACTCTCCGTGGACTTCATAGACTTTAATTCGGTCTAGTTTGTCCTCGTCTCTGCGACAAGTCTTGTTAAACTTTCGCATCTCGTCAATGGCATCTTGGACATCATCCCAGACTTTCTCTTTTCTTTTAATTTCGGTTGGAGTTAAGTAGTGTTCTTCAACGATTGGGTTGCCTAGAATATCTACTTGATCTACGGCTACATTTCGCCAATCAACTACATCTAGGCTTAACTTACCCTTTTCTTCTTTTTTCTTTATTAAAACGCCACCATATTTAGGTCGTTTATAGCCGAATTCATTAAGGAATAGTGAGAAGTTGGACTCTTTCATCCACTCATACGCCTCGGCATTTAA